AGAAAATAGTATTATGAAGTTTTCCATCGTATAATTTTTGACTCTTAGTAAATTTACCTACTCGTTTGCCGCCAAACTTTTCTACCATTTTATCATAGCCTCGAATCGCAGGATTATCCTCATAAGCAAAGAAGTCCATTCTATCAATAATCCTCTCATCAAATAGCCATTTAATATGATTGGTTACAGCCTTAATAAAATGGTAATTTGGCTTTTCAAAACTAAGTCATTTACATATCCTCCTTAGATTTAGATATAATCTCATTAATCTCTTTTGCTGTCTTCTGTCTACCACAAGACTTACGCTCTGGACAGAACTTAACCTTATTTTTTTCACATTTTGGTACTAATATTCTTTTATCAAGATACTCTTTAAAATCTCCCCAGCAGTTTTCAGATAATACTGCCTCTTTCATTAATTTTGCAAGTTTACGAATTTCATCTTGTGCACGACAATTTCCCGACCAACAAGTTTTTCCATTTCTTCTAATATATAGGGTATAATTCTTTTCTAATTCAACACAATATACCAATCCGCAATATTTTTCTTTTGAAAAATTGTTTCTTGTAGTTGTAATCATTAAAGGTTCATTTTTAGTGTGATTAATAAATACATTATATACAAGATTTTTATTAACTATGGTCCTTTTTTTACCATTTCTGTCTATAACTGTTCCACCCTTCTGTCCTATTCTATCAGAAACAGAAATAGTACCAGATAAGCCCAAATGAATAAGCAATCTTTGAAAATCATTTGCTAAATGAGGAGAAATGGTTGTTAAAGTACTCTCCCTTTTATCTAAATCTCCGTCTTTAAGTCCTTCAAATAAGCTTTGTAATAAAGAATAGTCTAATGCCCATACAAAATCTGGGATAAATTTTTCCTTAGCTTTGCCAAAATTAGAAAGATAATTAAATAAATTTATATCGTGAAAAACAATTTTCCAACAATTTTTTTTATCCTCTATAATATTAACAGAGTTGTTTGTAATTTTTTCACAAATATTTTTATATTTTTCTATTGTGTTGTAATCTCCTTTTGATAAAAGTATATTGTAATGTCCTTCAGTTTTTACGCAACAACCATCAGACAAATAAAAACCTAAAAATTGTAAAAACTCTTTAATCGGAACCTCTCTTTCCTCATAAATTTTTCCCCATTCTGTATATTGATTATGTTGTAAAGTAAAGGTTTGAGGAATTGTAAATGTCTTTGGCGTTGCCCCCTTAATAGGTTTACAATTCTTTTTTACAGAAAGATGCTTACAATTCATAGCTTCTTGCGCTGGCATTATTTCCCATTTTTTTTCGCCATTTTTTGCATAACTTTTTGAAACTACCATATTATGGTCGTAGGTACTAAAATGATCAATAGATTGCCCCTTTAAATGAATTAATTCTTCATCAACGGGATAAGAAATAAATTTCTTTGCTCTTGTTAATTCCATTTCGTCTGTTTCTATGTTTAAAGTATAAAATTCATCATTTTGCGTGCAATCTTTAAATTTTTTCCAGCCATTATTTGTAAGAACTTCTGTTTGTTCATCAAAACAACATAATCTTTCATTCATAAAATTACTAAGACTTCTAAGGTTAATAGTCATAACAAGATTTGTAGAACAAGCATTGGGGAGTACTGCTCGAGCATCTTCGTTTTTTATATCAAGCTCTTGCAATTCTTTGTAACAGTCTCTTGTTGCGTCTATTGCTTTATTGAATATTTCTTTAGTCGCCGGATTATTATCTATCTCATGAGGAATTATCATATCATAATCCTTCATATCAACATATCTTTGAGAAGTTACACTATAAGAAGCCAATCTATGACGAGTTAATTGAGCAAGTAAAGACCTTGAAACTCCGGTGATTTCAAAAGTAAAATAAGCGTGCTCTGCGATTGAGCAGTGAGCACTCTCCCAACAATGCTTAACAATTTCAACTCGCGGCTCAGACATATAACACCGAGATGCTGCATATGCCATAGTTTCTAAGGGATTTTGTGTCATACTTAATAATTTAACATTCATTTATATACCCTCCATTATTTATTCTTATTAATAAGATTTTCTAAGAATGAGATGTATTCCTTAGCATCTCTTTCTTCTTTGGAATTACTTCCAAAACGATTAATTACTTCAGAATGATGATTGATGACACTCTGACGTTCCTCTGCTATCAATGAAATAAAATCTTCTTTGTACCAGTTATTTGTTTTCATTAGTATCCTCCATTTCTTCAAATACCTTTAATCTATCTATAATATCCCATAATTCATCGTAGTTAAGAGGTGTATAATCCCAATATTTTAAATTAATATTCAAACAATTATTCTTATAAACCTCTTCCATACCATATTTTTCAGATAAACAATAATAAGTATACTTACTTTTATCATAGTTTTCAGATACGGGAATTAATATAGATTGATTTTCTCTGTCTGTTCTTAAAAGATTAACATTCCAAACAACATCAATACCAAGCCTTTTCCATCTGTCTGGCTTTAAGTATTTATTATCTGGATGTGACATCATGTATATCTTTCCATTTAATTCTTGTATTATTGGTTTTAACTCAGCTCCTTTCCCTACTCCAAACACACCAAACACAAATATTAAATCATCTTCCTTAACAACACTATTCCAATTGTTTATTAACATCTGATTATATTCTTCTATTGTTTTCCCTACATCTTTCGCCGCTAAAGGATGATTGAATTTTGTATCTGCAATAATATATTTATCACTCATATCCTCCCTCCTTTATTTTTATAATAATATTATAGCATAATTCTATAAAAAAGTCAATAAATAAAGGCATAGAGATAACTCTATGCCTTAGTATAAACAGTAATTCCATAACGATATTTTCACTTTTTATTTGGTTTTTTGCTCACGCATTATTGCCATTTAATACGCTATCTTTTCATTACGGGAATATTTTAAGAAAAATAATTCCAAGTTCCATCTCCACTCCAAGAAGTGCAAGTCCAACCATCATATGCTCCACTTGTAAAGTAGTAATCTACTGCGGCATAAATACTATCTGACATATAATAATCATAGTACTTATCAAAACCCCATGGAGCACAAGATACATCAAGAACTTCTTCAATTGTGTCGGGATAATTTGGATTATATACCATAGCCATAACACTGGCTACAATTTTTGCTTTTTCTTCTACTGGAACCCAATCTGAACCATATTCCGAAGATACAATTCTGCAAAGAAGTGTATATTCCCAATCTGAGATATTATAACTGCCTTGTGCGGCATAAGTTGATTCAGATTCATCTTCATTGTAATAGTCTTCTGAACTATCTGTATCTTCTTCATAATCAGTATAGGTTTCAGTATAGTCTATTTCTGGTTCTTCATATAGATTAACAATTTCTATATCAGGGCAACACTCATCACACAAACGTGCTTCAATGTCCTCTGTATTTGTAATTTCTTCAATTATTCCACACTCAGTCCAATAACAGTCTTTTGTGTGTACATAATGAGTTTCAGGTTTAAAAATAAAAACCTTTTTCTTTTCTGTTGTAATTTTTGTAATAGTTGTGGTTACAGTTGTTTCTACAGTCGTTGTTGTGGTTATTGCTGTAGTAACAGGAACTGTTGTAACAATACTGCCAATATTTGTAGGGATTATTTCTGTTGGAGCATTACTTAATACTTCTTCTGTAATAGAAAATACAGGTTCTTCAGTAATGTCTGCAACTGAAATCATCTGTCCAATCGGTACAAAAAACATTAATATTGCCGCCATAATGGCGACGACTACTTTCGTTGTTCTCTTAGCATTCTTCTTCATTTTATTTTTCCTCCTTTTTAATACGTCATTACTGACTTTTCAAAAATTTGGAATTACTGTTATATATAAAGAGGTAAAAACCTCTATTAATATGTGATATTTTTAATCAGAATCTTCAATTTTTTCATCAAGGGTAAATAAGGTAATTAAAAGATTGTTCTCTTTTATCATCGCAAAGTATCCTGATACAGTGTATACTGGCTCCTCAAAGAAATTAGAATCAAAAACAACATTGTCTGCGGCATAATGTTCATCAATAAAATCTTTTATTTCTGAAGTCCATTTACCCTCACTACTTAAAACTTGAAATGCAAATTTAAAATCAGAAAACATTTCTGACATTTCTATTATTTTCCCCTTCTGTATTATAGGCACAAGAGAGCAGGATATAAGTTTCTTGTTTTTTACTGGAAAATTTTTCTTTTCAAGTAAATGGAAAATACATTTTAATAAAATATTGAATTGTACTTCAGATAATCTGTTAGAAGGTATGCCAATTTTCTTTAAAAGATTATGAAATTCTCCAAGTATTTCTACCTTTATATCATTGTCTTGATAAATTAAATGGTTACTCACTCTCCTCACCTTAAAAAACAATATTATTTTTTGCCATTTGCTGAATAATTTTTCCAGCTTCAGCTATATCTCTATTTTGCGGGCGTCCTTTCTTTCCTCTTTTACATATAGAAGGACAACAATACAAAGCTTGTTCTGCTCTTGTTGCCGCAACATAACTTATTTTTCTTTCTTCTTCATTAAAGATTTTAGCTCCTATAACGATAACTTTTTTAAATTCAAGACCTTTTGCAGTATGAATGGTAAGAACTTTAACTTTATTTTCTCGTAACAATCCTTCCATTTCAATTAAATCTAAGTCTCCTTTTTTAAAGGAAAGATTTGGAATTTTTCGTTTATCAAGAAAATCGACTGCGGCAGCAAGTTCATTGTTTGTCCTACAAATAATTGCCCAGTTTTGATAATCTCCAGTCCATTCAAGCTCTTCAATGGCATCAAGTAAAGTTGAATCCTCTTCAACAATTCCATCTTTAGTTTTTACTGCTTCAGATTTTAAACTTATCTTATCCATTGTATTGAGATAGCTGTCTGCATAAGCCAATATATTAGGAGCACATCGGTAATTTTGATTTAAATAATATGTAGTAAAGGATATATCTGCATGACACATTCTTAAAAATTCATCACTACAACCTTTAAATCCATAAATACAATTATGAGTTACTATTCCATCTGCTACATAAGTTTTCCCCTCAACATCTAAACTATAAACTTTAATGGGTTCAGATATATATTTATATTCAACTTTTTTAATTGTTTCATATCTTTTTCTAGATTTTGAGGTTGTATCATATACAATTACTTCCATACATTCAGGCATTAAATTAATAGCATATATCTCTGATACAGCGTTGCATGCGAAATGATTTCTATCTACATTGGTTTCTTCCTTATCTAACAAAGGATAACGGATATCTCTATGATAATCTTTTAAACATTTTTTTGCACTGTTGTAAGTATCCAAACCTTCATATATATAATCTATATCCTCTTTTGTCCAAGAAACTTTATCTAATTGCCAACAAGTTTGAGGAATAGAATATTTATAACTAATTTTTTGTTCTAAAACTCTTGCTTCTTTATCGGTTTTAAAACTTTTTAACAGCCATATTTTTGTACATCCTTCCTTATACATTTTATCTCTCCAAGGATTCATGTGACAACTATTCACAGTCGTTAAAGGGATTTTACCAACTCTAAATCTATTATTACTATCACACATCAGATATACAGCATGATTATATTCTCCCCTTTTCAATTTTGTAAAACAAATATGGTTAGGAGTATATTGAGATTTTAAACCATTTTCAGTTGTAATAGTAATTAATTCTTCATTAACGAAATCTCTTACAGAGGTTCTTAAAACTTTTTTCTCAACAGAGTTTGCTCGCACATTAATTCCACTAAGATATGATTTATTATTGTCATACCAAATTACACTGTCACCCGGACTAATGTCTTCAATATTTTTTACTACTCCATTTCTTAAAAAGACTTTCGTTCCTGCTGGTTGACATTGCCGCTCATCGCCAATATAAAAACGATTTTCAGTTGGTATTCTTTCAATAAAACGATACTCCAAAGAACCAGTATCCTGAAATTCATCTACAAGAAGATGAGTTACTGGAAAATAACGCTTTATTGGAATTGTCAGAACTTTTTCGATAATTTTATCGAACTCTGCGTCAGCAACGTATTTTTCAGTGGATATTCCATTAGCAATACAAATTGCATTAGCATAACTATGGATTGTACCTATAAAGGCTCCTTCAGCAATATCCCCTAATCGCTTTTTCATTTCTTCTGCCGCCATCGTTGTAAAGGTTATAGCAACAATTTTTTTAGGGTCTACATTATTTTCAGTTATTAAGTGTGATATTCTTTCTGTAAGAACTGATGTATTGTGAGTAATGCACCAATCATTTATTGCAAAAAGATGTTCTTTATTATCCACATAAAAACAAGTCATTTCTTCTTCGTAGTTAAGCCTCTTTATATCTATAATAGGATTTGTGTTACTATAATGACTATTTCTTTTATTTGAAATTTTTATTGCCCGTTGATATTTTTTTGGGACAGAGAACAACCTTGGCTTTTCTTGATTGTTACATTGAATAGATATATGGTATGCTTTGTTTTTATTCTCACCTTTATTTTCAATGTAATATCCACCCTTGAATCCCAAACTGTATATTAATGACAGCATATCCTTACACAGCTTTTCACTAATTGTAGTATAACGAATATCGCCTCTTTCTCCTATGCAACCGTCTGTATCCAGTAATCCTCGTAATAATTCAACCCTCTGTTCTACTGAACCCATTAAATAATCTTCGGGTATAAATTTCTCTTCAGATTTTTTATTTACAAGTTCAGGATATACTTTTAGAAATTCAGAAGTCTTTACTTTATAAAATTCATAACCCCCATTTTTTTGGACTTCTTTATGCTTAAAATACCAACAATATTTATTAGCTTTGTGTCTGTAGTAATCCCAATTCATAATTGCAGCTATTTTTTTAGGTAAAAAATCATCTTCTGATGAAAACATAATCGCTTTCTCTCGGAAGCTACCGTCTCCTAAAAACAGACCTAATATATAAGGCGGAATAGAATATTCTCTTTTTGGATACTTCACTTTTTCTATTAAGGGAATTTGATAACAATATTTCCCAGCTTTATTTTTATATTTATTCAATTTATTAGAATTTTCAAGCAAAATTTCTTCTAAAGTTTTAGAATATAACCTTTTTCCATTAGGAATCTTATAATAACTCCAAATATGGTCTATACTGCACTTCGCTTGTCTACCATCTCCAAAAGTAATTTCATAAACTTCTTTTTTACCTTGGGGATATACTCCTAACACCTTTGTTGGATTCCCTTGTCTATCAAACAAATAATCTCCTATTTTAATTTCTTCTACTTTTCTCCATCCATCTGGAGTTGGGATATTAGTTGAGTTTGGTATACATTTTCCGCATCCAGCCCCGGCTAAACAAACTATATTAGGTTCTTTTGCATTAATAACTTTCTTTTGACGTACATTAAAATTCATTTATAATACACCTCAATTTTTCTCATATTTTCTTCTCCTCTCTCTACAAGCATATTAATATTATATCATAATTAAATAAAAAAGTCAAGGATTGCTCCTTGACTTATTTTAATTTAATAACAGCTCCAAGAGATATTACTGTCATTTAAAAAAGTTTTTTTACTATTTGATTTTTCTTCTTCTGTTGCTTGGTATGCTGTTGCCGCCTCATAATTATACTCATATCCGGCTGTAACTAATTGTGTACCAGGATTTCTTGGTGCATAGTTTCCATCAGACCCCTGTTCTGGCGGCAAATATAAGAGTTGTGTAGATGTTATACCATCAGGTTCTATCTGAGATTTTAAATATTTTACATATCTTAAATTAATACAATTGGAAAACGCCTGTTCTCCGACTTCTTGAATATTAATGCAATCTATAAAGCTAATTTTTTGCAAGCCAGCACTATTTACGAAAGCATGATTACCAATTTTCCTAAGAGTTTCTGGCATATTGCTATATCCATCTTCATCATCATTAATATTTAATAAATTTAGATTTGACATATTAGCAAAAGCATAATCTCCAATTTCCTCTAATAGAGCAGTTTCGAGAGTAATTCCCCCAGAAACATTAGAACCATAAAAACAATAATTGCCTATTTTTTTAATATTAGAAGACAGAACTATTTTTTCTGCATTAACAACATTAGCAAAACAACTTAATTCAGTCATAGTATCTGATGTAATAATAGCATTTATATTTCCGTCTGCAAATACATAATTTATAACTTCTCCGCTTGATGGAGCTAAGGCATTATCAATAGTACAATAATTGCCAACAGATAAATAATATCCTTTTTCAAGATAAGTATTTTTATCTGTAAAATATTTAGTATTTGTTGAGTTTTCTGTTTCATAATAAAAACCTACTGGAGTTCCATTGCTTTTAACTATATTAACTAATTGAGCGGAGTTAGTTACAAATAAATAAATTTTATTTGCTATTTCGCCGCAATATCCATTTGACAATGTTAATGAATAATTTCCTGTTTCAGATGGGTCCTTTGCAAAGCCTATAATTTCTGCTGTGCCGCCAACATAAACTTTATAACAATCAACCCCATTTATAGAAACAATTTCATTGTCATAACTATCGGTTTCAGATTTAACTATATAAAGGTAAATTCCCTCATTATCTTCTGCATAATAGGTAATATCCTCATTTCGTTCTCCCCTAATATCTTCAAGATAATTGTAAGCATATTCATTTAAAGTTTTTGCGTCTAATGTATCAACATAATCTTGATTTAGCTGATATATAAGAACAAAAGATTCTGATGAAGTACCCTCAGGGAAACTTCCTATTTCTTCAGATGGAGTGGGTGCTGGAGCGGTATTTTTACAATTAATTAAAATCGAATCAGTTATTGAGGGATTGCTTTTAAGAGATGCGGTAAGACGAAACGTCTTACCAGCATCAGGTTCTTGGAATGTATATGTAAATGACATTATTTATCACCCTTAGAATAATTCTGATTATTGAGAAATTCTGTTTCAGTCATATCTTCACCTAAAAAATACGCCATTTTAAATATTGGTCTACGATATACAGTTTGATCACCTACTGTTGTAATAAATTCATCTTGAGTTTTTTGTTTAGTTATATCTGATGAATAGAAACGTATCATAAAAGTTTGTGCAAATTGTAAAACAGAAGACCCTTTTTCCTTTGCAAATTGTTCGAAATTAATTACACCGTATTTCGCATTAACAGGTGGGAAATTGCCGCCTCTGTTACTAACAGGCTTACCTTCTGAAGTATACCATTGAACTTGTAAGCTATTAGTATAATGGTCATAATCTCCCAATGACGTTAAACCATTACCACTATGCAAATATCCAGAAGAGTGTGAAAAACCTATACTTGTAGGGCCATAGGTATTATTACGACTTCCAGGTTCTCTTTCAATTATTATATATTTAATTTTTTTAGGTTTAATATAATTATCCACATCTCTCATGCCCCAAATAGCATCTATAACTAAAGGCGTTTTTTCTTTTGTTAAAGAATTTTTATATAACATACTCGTAATATCTGCCAATTTACAAGTGTCTCCAGCATCATCCATTACATCATAAGCATATATTCTTTTTGCATATTCTGAATCAGATACCCAATATGGAGGCTGAATACTTTCGTCTCCTCTAAGACTTGGAGAAAGAAGTAATTGTGATGGACTATGTATGAACATATCTCCATCATGTGTTGCAGAAGATGAATAAAATATTAAATTATGTCTTTGCGCCGCACCAAAAGCCATTTTTCTTGCAAAAGAATAGAAGGTTTCATTATTTAATTTACTTTCTGTAGGCCCCTCTTCAAAAATAAAACTATTATCGTTAATATTTTCCGCTTTACAAATCATAGAAGCTTTAATTTTTAAATCAACTAGCTTAGTTTGTTGAGATGATAATATTGTATCTTCATTAACTTTCTTCATGGTTGGTTTAAAGTATTGACACTCAATACCATTACAGAACCAACTATTAATATCTTTAAATAGATTGTCAGTATGCCCTAAAGTACTAATATCTTCTGGAACTGTATCTTTGAAAAATAAGGTAGTTCTATGGTTATATTGTGCGGGGATATCCGCAAAACTATTATGTAGTGATAAGAATAATCTTGAATTAGTAGTTTTCATTTGTGTAAAACCTTCATCGGTAAGCTTACTTAAATCTAAAATTTCTTTATTAACTCCTTTTTCTGTGAGTCTTAATTCAATAATTTCTCCTCCGATTAAATCTGTTCTTGGAATAAATAAAAAGTGTGTAGTCTCTTTTTTCTTATTAAGATGATATTTGATAACAGGCTGATTTGTTTTATAAAAACCGTCTGTCACAGCAACATATAAGCCTGCTTCACCAGAGTTGGTTGCTGTTTCTTCTTCATCATATTGAATCTTATAATAATCTTTGTCATATAAGAATATTAAAATATTATCATGTAGTTGATAATTAGTCTTAGTTATTGTGTTTATAATGGCTTGTTTATCGCCTGCCTTTATTTCATACCCTTTTCTATCTCTTATTGGTTGAGCCATTTTGGCAATTTCAATTAACATATATAGATTAGGACAGCAAATTTCAGCAATCATTTTAACTGATTCTGGATTTCCATCATATTTTTTTACAAAGAAGTAATTTTTAATTTTAGTTTTTAGAGATTCATTAACTACACCAGTTGGAAAAGGATTCTTGTGGTTTTTATTAATATTAGCTAACTCCGCTAAAGCACCAACACAAGCTGAAGATTCATTTGAAGCATCATCATTATCTATTAAAGTCATTAAATTTTTTATTTTTGCAAAATATTCCGCATTATTGTATTCTGATAATAAGCTTTTAGAAATTTCAATTGCATCATAAATATTTACTAGGTCTGTTTCAGTGTTCTCTCCATCAACTATATCAAAGAATTTATCGCCTAATTTTTTATTATTATTAAACCATATACCAAATTCACTATCTTCAGCAGACAATACTAGATTGGCTATAACAGTAGCTCCATATAATGAATAAGTATAAATATCTTCTGTTGGAAGAACTCCAACGCCATCAAATTCATTAATAGCAATTGCATAATGGTTATTAGGTATATTACTAGGACTACCCTGCTTTTTTTGAATTGTTATTATAGCACCAACACAAGTTGGATTTTCACCTGTCCTCTTTTGATCCATAACAAACACATCAAGATATTCTTTATTTTTGGCGGTATAATATCTGTTCAAATATTCTGATAACTCTTGTAAGGTGGTAAGAGTACTTTTTAACCCTTTATTATCTATATCATATGCCGATTCTGATATAACTGTTGAAATTGTTATTGCGTGGTTAGGATTGGAAGAGAGGTCTTCAATATTATCTACGGTATCACCATTTAATATACCAAAAGTTTGTATTAAATTGTTAAAAAAATCCTTTATCTGCTTAATTTGATCATTAGCATAATTTAAAAATTCTTTCGTATCAACTGCTCCATTTTCATCTGTATCAATTGTATCTATAGATGTATCTACTAAAACTTTTTTAGATGTAAAATATTTGTCTATATCCTCAAGACTTTCAATTTTTAAATTGTTTAACAATTCTTTTTGATCACTTGATAATTTCTTGTCACCTTCTGTTATATCTATTCTATTTACTAAATCCTCTAAATATTTTTTAGCTAAAGTGTACTTCTTAAATCTTTTTATTTGTTCTGGAGTTAAGGTAGCCCCACTAGATACAGATTGATTATCTGTAGCAATCATTTTATAATCTGTTGGAGATAAAGTTCCATCTGGAGTGATATCTAAATTGCCAAAAAAATCTCTATATGCGGGGCTAATATCATAATTAATCGAGCCAAAATCAACACCATTATCTGAAACTATTGCATTGTTTATAGCATCAATAACCGTACTTAAAGAAATGTAACCCTTCTTTTCATTTATATTTACCTCATCATCCGAACAAATTAAATCTGAATCATACAATCCAGTAAATTGATAGCCCGATTCAACGGAAGTTATTTCTGCAAATTGTGTTGCTTCAAATAATTCCTCTCTAGATTCATATACATCTGTAGTACTTTCTCTATTAGAAAGTTCAGAGTGTGACTTAAATATATTCTTAATAACTCTTTCTCCACTTTGGGTTTTTAATTTTAACTCAAGCCCCGATAATAAAAATCTACTGTACATATCAAAATATAATTCATTATCACCATTATAAAGTAATTCAATACCGGTTAAACTATTTAATCCAAGAAAATCCTCTATTTGAGTAACTTTTAAAATTAATTGTCTAACAACATCAATTAAACCATAAGGACCCCATAAAGCATTAACAACAGCATCAAGAATTACGGAAATAACCCAAAAATTTTCATCTAAATCTTCAACTTCAACTCTTCTATGGTACTGAGGCATTAATAACTGTAATCCTCTTACTTTATTAAGCATTTTCTTTTTAAATAGTCTAAATTGCTCAACAAATTTTTCATTAGGAAGATAGAAAATTTCCTGTTCTAAAGTATCTGATTTTATTGATATGATTTGATACCAATGTTTATTCCAAAAATCTTCTGGAGTATCAGAGCTTGTGTTAAATAATTCACAAAAAGTATTTTTATAATGTGTATACCAATCTGTATAATAATGTAAATAGTCTCCTAAAGTGACTGCTTCTACTTTTGTAAAACTCGGAAAATGTTTATCTTCAAGTAACTTAGAATCAATAGTAATTATATTAGGAATATTATTAGTATTAATATTATTATCAGATATAGCTGTTATAATGTCTATAACAACATTTTCATTATACCAATCATTATAAACCTCTTTTGATGATGTTTCTTCAGGCATTCCATACAAAAAACAGAAAAACGGATATACTGGAGTTTGGTCTACAAGTAAACCACTACCATTAGTATAATCCATATTATTACGATTCATTTTTATAGAATCAGTTCTTGCACTTGCAAAAGAACTATTAATAATGTTAGTATAAATTTCTCCCAATTTATTAAATAATGGTTTTGGGTCTAAATAAGAATTTTTAGAGGTACCAACTGCACTACCTTGTAATAATATTCTTTGTGCTTCAGACCACTCTTCCTCATTATCAAGAACTATTGTGCCATCTTCAGACAATCGAAAATTATCTCCTATGTAGCTTGGAAAAGAATATCTTTCTCTCCATAATTCTAAATAATCTTTAGCGTCAGCCATTAATCTTCACCTCTATTGTTCCCTTTTGTAAATCTATCAAAAATTGACTTTAAAGAATCAAATCCATACATACTGACAAAACTTACAACAAAACTTCCGATAATTCCTGCGGCAATCATTTTGAAATTGATTTCACAGAAAAGAATAATTGCTAAAACAGTAACGATAAGTGAAATGATTAAAACAAGCAATTTAGTTGGAAAAGATTTTGGAATAATTCCTTTTAATACTTCTGTAATTATTGAAATAAATGCAGCTAAGATTCCAATAACTCCAATTACAGAAGCGGTAGAAGTTCCTAATAAACTTAAAATCATATTATCACTCCTTTTATATTGTTGTGCCGCCATAAAGACGGCACATTATTATTATTTCTTAACAATTTCAACTTGTATTTTATCAATGGTCTTTCCAAAAATACCAGCATATCCATCAGAAGTATTATTATAACCAGTTACCCAGTCAAGATATTTATTAGTTTCAGTTAAAGAAACTCTATATTTAGCTTCATAACCATTAACTCCTTCAAAATCAAACTGAATACCATCAATATCTCTTGTTCTTGTACCGGCACATCCCTTAGCCCAGTCTTTAATATTATAAGCGCTAATCCAACCTAACCATCCGCCATTTTTAACATGGACTCTATATTTAAGACTTCCTTTGGAAACTTTTGCGGCAAGACCACGAATTGCTTTATTTTCTATGCCGGCACAACCACCATCATTTGAATTATTATAATTCTTAACTTCTGGTAACCAAGTACCTCCAGTATAAACTCTATAAGTTACATCAATTTTTTGAGTTGTAGGAGTTGTTGTAGAAGTACTTCCACTATTTGTATATACTGCTTCTCCAGAGTTATCAAATACTGTATAGCCTACCTTACAAGCCTTTTTAGCATTTTCAAGAGTTGGATATGCTCCAATCTGAGATTTTTCATCTGCCCAGGTCTTTCTTACTCTATACATTTGAGTAGTAGAAGTAGAGGAAGTTGATGTTGATGAACTTGTTTGTTTTTCATTCATTTTATCAAGTTCCTTTTGAACTTTTTTCTTAAAATTATCCCAGTGCGGCAGAATATAGACTGGACAATTCTTTCCATTTCTCTTTTTAGTATTAAGATAATCATTGCTGCCGCGAGCACCATCTTCATAATTAAGCCAATGGCTATGAGTAAAAAGATTATCTTCAACATTAAGTCCATATTTATTAAGTAAATAAGCAACAAGTTTAGCACAATTATCTTCAGATTTAAGACTTGTACTATCGGTTGCACTCTTCATTATACATTCAATAGAAATAGTTTTTCTATTCCCATCTCCATCTCCATCTGCTGCGTGCCAACCTGTTAATGTAAGTGGTAAGTTCTGCCAAGCACATTTATCGTCAACATAATAATGTACTCTAACATCACCCATATTACCATTATAGGTTGCTCTTGTATACTGCTCTGCTGGTGTTGTACCTGAAGCAGTAGAAATCCAATCTGTATTATGGACTGTTACACCAAGTGGTTTCTGAGGCATTGCTGCCCAAGGCATATCAATTTTATTTGGATTATGTTTTGTTAATAAAAATTCATTTACTTTTAATCCGTTTAAAGTAGATGTTTTATCTGGTGTTAATATTGCCATTTATATTCCCTCCTTTTAATTTAAAGTATTAACTAATGCTTCAATTATTCTTACTTGTTCTTCTGTTAAGTCGTCTATTTGTGATAATTCTTGAACCGCATTTAAGGTCATTTTAATTTTATTTTCAGATTTAGATTTCCAATAATAAACACCTGTTGCGGCCCCAAGCTCTGTAAAAATACTTGGAATTAAAAAACTTAAAGTATTTTCACTATTATATTTTATCACAAACCAACAAGAAAGTCCAACAATTAAGGCTGTGATAAAAGTTATAATAAATAAAAATAATTTTGATGTTTCAATTTTCTTTTTCATTTTTATCACCTCTTTGTTTTAGCTCTTATCGAGCTACTCATATTATATGTGATTTTTTTATTATAATTATACAACATTTTAAAATAGTAAGGACGATATTTCTATCGTCCTTTAAATAGTAAATATTTGCAAGGCTTGAACAGCAGAAAAATCCACAACGGCAATATTAACAGCAAGATAGCCGATTGCCGTCTGTACAAACGTTCTCAGCGCACGCTTTACGCAGTTTTTCTTAAAAAATCACTCATGCTCAATCTTCCTTTCCAGGTCTTCTATTCTATGATTTGCGACCTTAATTTGTTCCTCGACTACTGGCATACGCCTTGCAAAGTTGTTATGCTCAGTAACTTTGTTTTCAAGCTGCTGCAGGCGGTAATTAGTCATTTTTGAT